TATCCGAGGGCCTTATCTTCGAGCGCGTCAGGGAGCAGGATTTTGACGCTAAGGAACTTATCCGCCAGCGCCTGCCTGCCGTCTACGGCATGGATTTCGGATTTACGGATCCTACGGCCTTTGTCGGCGCCCTGGTAGACGCGAAGGCCATGAGGCTGTATATTTTCACCGAGTGGAGCGGCACCGGAGTAACCAACGCTGAGATATGCACCGGGATTAAAGACCTCGGCATTATGCACGAGCGGATTTACTGCGACAGTGCAGAGCCGAAGAGCATAGCAGAACTGCGGCGCCTCGGATTGAACACACTTTCAGTTACAAAGGGCGCCGACAGCGTGCGCTATGGCATACAGAAACTGCAGGGCTTTGAGATGATAGTTTCTCCGGCCTGCCCGGGCTTCCTTCACGCGGTGCAGAACTACACATGGAAGAAGGACAAGAACGGAATGCCGACGGATGTGCCGGAGCATGACTTCTCGCATTTCCCGGACGCGCTCCGCTATGCGGTGTCAGATTTCCGTATGGGCGGCTTCCGCATTGACGCAACCAATAAGAGGTATTTAGGATTATGACAGAGAACACTGAAAAATCACGCCTCTATATATCCCCGTCAAACGCGGAGGATATCGCGTCAAACCTGATGATGCCGCAGAGGACTTTCAGGGCGTTTGACAGCATCGATAAGGTCAGGCGCGCTTTTGCGCTCCCTGTTTCGATGGGCGCACCGAAGGATGAGCGCGAGGCGCTTGACATGGCCTTTGACTCCGCCGGCGGCTACAGCACTATATATGAGTCCCTTCAGCAGCACGCGGGCGATATGGGTCAGTACCCCATCACCAGTTTTATCGGCTACGGTGCCCTGCAGCAGATAGCGCAAAACGGCATGATCCGGGCGTGCATACAGACTGTCGCTGACGATATCACGCGTGAGTGGATTACCGTCAAGGGTGGCGACGATACGGATCCGGCGGATGTGCAGCATCTTGAGGATCTCCTGGATCAGAAGTATCACCTGAAAGATCTTTTTCACTCTGCCGCGGCTACTATGGGCTACATGGGCGGTGCTTTTATCTTTATTGACACGGGCGCCGAGGGCGAGGATCTTGCCCTGCCGCTCCGCATATCAAGCCTTTCGGCAGAGATGTCTGAGGGCATGGCGCTCCGCTTTACTCTTGTGGATCCGGTTAATGTTTCTCCCGGAGACTACAACGCAACAAATCCCCTGCAGCCTGACTACATGCAGCCAAAAAGCTGGTGGGTGCTCGGGCAGAAGGTGCACGCGTCGCGCATGATCCCGGTTTTTGACAATCCGCCGCCGCTCCTCCTGCGCCCGTCTTATAACTTCCTGGGCATCCCGCAGGCGCAAATTCTCTGGGATTATGTGCTTCACTGGAACGAGTGCCGGATTTATACGGCTGATTTGCTCAAGAAAATCTCGCTCCTTGTAATGCAGACGGATACGCAGGCCATCTTCGGCACCCCCGGCGGTGTGCAGTCCTTTGATATCCGTATGCAGGCTCTGCAGAGATACCGCGACAATAACAGCGTCTTTGTCTGCGACAAGCAGGATGAGCAGGTATCCAACGTACAGACCAGTACCGCCGGATGCACTGATATCGTCAGGCAGAGCCTTGAGATGATAGCGGCCATAAACCGCACGCCGGCGGTGAAACTCCTGGGTATCAGCCCTTCCGGCTTTAACGCGACAGGTGAGTCAGACCTCAAAAATTATTATGATCACATCAGGACAAAGCAGGAGATCCTGCGCCCGGCTGTCGAGGAGTGCCTGAAAGCCATAGAGATAGCCGAGGCCGGCACGATAGATCCATCCATCACCTTTGAATTTAAGCAGCTCGGCACCGACAACGACTCGGCACGTGCGATGAACGCGCAGACGCGCATTAACACTTTGGGCGCTGCTCTTGACAGGCAGGTAATCAGCCCGGAGGAAATGCGAGCGGCCGTCAAGGCGGATCCCGACATGGGGCTTGACTTTATCGATGACGAAATGCCCGATATGGGAGACGGACAGGACATGCAGACTGACGAGCCGGACGCGTCAGGGCTTGAAGCCATGATGGCCGGACAGCAGGAGCGGCAGGAAAAGGCCGAGGCTGATGCAAAGGCTAAAGCCGCTCCGGGGCATGAGGACGGCATGAAGCAGGCGATGGCGGAAAAGGCCGAGGCGACGGAGGCTGAGGCATGAGAAAGAAGCCGAGAACCGCGAGGGCTGTAGCCGCGAACCAGGGCGTGCAGAAAGAGTACGCTCGGAGGCTCCGGAACGCCCTGCGCATGCTTCTCCGTGATGCCCTCAGGGATTTACATCAGGAACTCGGCATGGCGCATGACGCCGCCGGGGGCTTCGAGCCGTCTCCGTCTGATATCACACGCAGATTTGCCGCTGATATGGCGCGATGGATGGTAAAGGCCGGGCAGATTGCCAAAGCGATATCCCGGTGGTTCTGCGCCGCTATGTACCGCACGACAACGCACGCGCAGAAGCAGGCGCTCAAGGCCGCGGGCGTGAGCGAGAAGAGCATAGACGCGCGCTGGGGCATTCCGGTGCTTAAGCGCCAGTATATCAGCCCGACGGCGGCCAAAAACCTGCAGAAGCACATCGAGGACAATACAAAGCTGATAACCAAGATGGCCTCTCAGGATTTAGCCCGACTGCAGGCTTTGATGGAAGAGACTAACGGACAGAATGTCAGTTTCAGCGATATCGAGAATTTGCTGAAAGGCTCCCAGGGCTTTGACGAGGAAAGGGCAAAACGTGTCGCTATGGATCAGAGCAATAAACTCAATCAACAGATCCAAAGGGATAACGCCGCAGACCTCGGGATTACAAAGTGCATCTGGATGCACGTGCCCGGACAGTTTACGCAGAGAAAAACGCATAAAGCCTTTGACGGAAAGACATTTGATACTAAAATAGGCTTGTACGACTCGGATGTCGGCAAGAACGTATTGCCCGGTGAGCTGCCATATTGCAGGTGCCAGGCGCGTATGGTGCTGCCGGAGGAGTTATTCAGTGATTGAGAAAATCGCGCTTGATGCGCAGTCAAAACGCACGTATGACGAAAACGGCTTTTTGCATGTTTCCATCTCCCCTCTGACACGCGTACAGGTAGCGCCGTACCGCGGATGCGAGATCCCAGGATGGCAGGAGTTAGGGCTTGAGCCTGAAAGGATTTACAAGGGCTACAGGCCTGCATCGGAGCTGTCGAAGCCTGAAACTATTGAGAGCGTCAACGGGATCCCCATCCAGTTAGCGCACCATATGGATTACGCGGACAATCCCGCGAAAAACACACGTGTCGGCTCTACAGGTACCGATGGCGCGTTTCATTCCCCGTTTTTAACAAATTCCCTGCATATCCAGGACAAGAACGCGATTGACCGCATAAACGACGGTTCAATGCGCGAGTTAAGCCTGGCATATCGCTATAAACCTGTTTTTACGCCGGGCGAGACGCCTGACGGTGAAAAATATGACTTCATCATGACCGATATCTCAGCCAATCATCTCGCTTTGGTTGACGAGGGGCGGGCAGGGCATGAAGTTTTGGTATATGACTCAAAAGGAGGCAATATGGCCGATGTTGAGAAGACTCTGCCCGCGTCAGATGATGATGCAGTGGAGAAGAAGGAAGTAGCGCTTGCGCAGCAGGTCAAGCAGGGCGCTCAGAAGCTTATTGACCTGCACGCATCGCCCGCAGAGCAGGAGCCGCACTCTGAGGCTGTAGGTGATGATGACACGGACGCGGAGATTGCCGCAATCCTTGAAGACCTGCAAAAAGCCGGTGCTGACCTCTCAAAGATTCCCGGGCTTGCTGACAGGCTCAAGGGGCTGGCAGCCGCCGCAGCCGATGAGGATGAGGATCTTGAGGGCGCCGCCGCTGCTCCCGCTGAGGATGAGGATGAGCCTGCCGCACCCGCTGAGGATCCTGCCGCTGCACCTGCAGAGGATGAGGACGAGCCCGTGGCAGATCCTGACGCCGCACCCGCCGAGGACGAGGATGAAGAGACAGGTGAGCAGGGCGGCGATATGGTAGCTGACGGTCTTAAGGCCTGCGGCCTTGACGGGGAAGACCCCGAGGTGCAGAAGGCTTTTGCCGCCGGGCTTAAGTACGCTAAGGGTGGCGCACAGCCTGCCGAGAAGCCTGCCGCTGCGCAGGATCGCGCGCTGAGGAAGATTGTGTCTATCGTCTCCGGAAGGCTTAACGCGAAGCTGAACGCCGCTGAGGAGTGCAGGAAGACTCTCGGACGCGTGAAGCTGGGCGCCTTTGACTCCGCCGGCGATATCTACCGTGCGGCTCTCAGGCAGGAGGGCTTCAAGACTAAGGGACTTTCCAACAGCGAGGCCATGAAGGTTTACCGTGCTGTTGTTGCTATTAAGGCAGGCAGGCGCGGCGCGGCTATGGATCGCAAGATGCAGAGCGGCAAGCCCTCTTTCCTGGGCGAGATCCTTAACTCTATCAACAAGGAGTAACTATGAGCGGATTTCAGAAGAGCGTAAAGCTTTATCCTGCTGTAGGCGTACCGGGGCAGGAGGTAAATCCCGGTCAGGCCATTTACACCGCAGAGAACTATATTTCTGACGGCACTCTTGCCGCCGGCGGCTTTGCTTTCGCAAAGGCGTCTGACGGAGACGTCAAGACCGCATCGGCTACCGGCACCGGCAAGCCGCTCGGTTTTGTAGAGCGCAATGGCGTGAGCGTTATCACCAATCCCCTGACCGAGGCGACCAATGTGTATGTCTCCGGGAGCTCTGCACCGATTGCGCTTCGCGGGCAGTTTTACGCGCTCGCGACCGGTGCGGCCACCGAGGGGCAGTCGGTGCTCTGCGATCCTGCTACCGGCGCAGTCACCTACGGCAATGCCGGAGCCGACAACGACACCGGCTGGATCGTAATCCTCCCTGCAGGCCTTGCGGCTGCGGCTGAGGGTGACGTGGTTATCTATCAGCGTATCGGCGCTTAAAAGGAGGTGCCCTATGGATCTTGATTTTGAACTTGCCAGGCAGAAGGGTATTTCCAGCCC